ATTCAAGAGCCTAATTCAGAAAATTGGAAAAAGGCTTTACTCGAATCTCAAGTTCTTGATCCAAAGTCTTTATTTCATTTGATGGAAGAAACCATAAAAGTCTCTAAAGCATTTGAAGGGCTATGGTCCATTGATTGGTTGCAAGGCGCGGATGGTGAATGGTATTGCACCGACATGGCCGTCGGTGGAATGTCGTATATGTGGGGAAATGAAAATGAACCCAATTGAACCAGAATACGGTCCTTATTGCCATTTGACTGTTAAAGAGGCTTTTGAAAAAGCTTTCGGGCCTATTCCAGAAGGAGCAACATGTCACTATGGATACTCAACGACCAGCGTGTACCCAGGTCCTTACGGTGTCCCAGCGCGTAAATGCCTCCCTGTCATTAAGCATGACGAAAAAATATTCTTCTGGTCGTTCGATCTTGAAAAATGGAGGGACTTGCAAGAAATTGATTTCTTTGCGAGCGTTGACAGAATCCTCATGGATGTTTCCAATTTGCCAGCGCGTTTTTTGGTCGAATACGAAATATTTTCTCACCCTCATCGAGAGGCGTTTAATGAGGTTGTTCGTAATAACACCGGTGTTCTTGTCGATTTGACTCCAGTAGCTTACGATAATATGCGGAGAGATATTGAATCGGCGAAAGATGCTCTTGAGAAGATGGCCGATATGATTGGCTGTGGAATCAGCGATGAAACGAAAATGGAAGGTTCAGTCACGTCCTTCGTGAACGAAATCATGGAGTTTTTTGGAAAAGTTTGAAAAAAGTTGTTTTTTCTACAAACATGGTGTATAATATCATCATGGAACAACGACTCATCTGGAAAAACAACGGAAAATCAATTCGATTCAAGTCGATTCGCAATATGGGCGGAGATGTTTACCAAACATTCGTTCTTCAAGCTCTTGACCCCGAGACGATGGTTGGATTTACGACTTGGAAAGACAGTCTTGGTTATTGGGCCACCTACCGAAACGACTCAGGGCGAATCATCACCGCAAAGTTTGGGCACGATTGGTCTAACTACATCGAACAGTTTACTCGATGGATGAAAGGGTTATCAAAATGAACAAATACATCGAATGCGAAATTCAAGACGCTCAGTTGGCTCAACTTCCAGGCGGAGGCATGATTCCAATTGATAAAGAGCAGGCATATGTAAGCAGCGATGGTCTTTGGATCGAAAGATTCAAGAAGCTGTATTCATTAGAGGAAATTGAAGCATTTGAAATTAAATTCTTCAAATTCAATACTGAATCTTATTTGGCCGAAGTCGTTTTAGAGAGAGATAGTATCTACTCTGAAATGGCTGTCGTCTGTCTTCCGAGAAATATGATCGGAGAAAAAGTGGTGATTCGATTTGCTACAGAAAAAGATCAAAAACTTGAAAAAGCCAGTAACATTTACTAAAATTGGTGTATAATATCATTATGGAAACAACAACCACCATCGCAATCCAAGGCCAATCAAGCCAAGCCGTCACCATCATCGCAACCGACGACCAAGTCAAGCGGTTCGCTCAACTCAACAACATTAGCGAGAATGAAGTCAAATCTCACCCGGATTTCAACTCTTGGTTGGTTCGTGACTTTCACGCCCAATTCCCGGAGGGCTTCTAACGATGAGATATCTCGAATGTGATTCAGCGACCCGGAATTCTCTCCGGGCAAAAGCTCTTCTCAAAGAACTCATGATCGCGAATCAAAGAGATTCAGCATCTAAATTGGGGTTTTGCTCACCAATGAATCCAGCTCGGAAGAAACGTCTTACTGAAACGTTGATACGAGCTGTAAGTGAAATTAGAGCGGGGCAGGTTATTGCGAAATGATTATCACTCTCGACCAAGCGGATTTCCTTTATTCTACCTGTCAAAAACGCCTAAAAGTGATTGTTGGTGAAATGAAAGACGAAGCCGAAACATACGGCGAGGTAGATATCGACGATTGGGAAGACCGTGAAGAATATGCAGACGTCGTAAAACTGATTGACGAGGTTATCAAAAATGAAAACTCATAACATTGATCCAATTAACATCGGCCGATACGAAGTTGGTGGGTGCGAGCCAGTAGACGGAATCACGGTTAGGGCTTTAAGAAAAATTCTCGAAAACGTAGATCCGGACGATATTGTCATCACAGCCCATACAAAAACTGACGAAGTTGCTGGTGTAAATCGGGTTGGAGTGACAAAAGATGGAGCCTTTGTCATAATTTTGTAAAAAAAACAAAAAAACTTTGTTATTCTCACAAAAGTTGTGTATAATATAACTATGGAACAACAAATCGTTTCAATCGTGGTCGACTATCCTCATGACAACATGATGTCGTTAGGCATTCCAAGTGCAGCCAGCGACTACGATCTCGAATTCGAAGTCATCGAGCAGAATGGTCCCGCTGGTGGCAATCCAGTCATCCGATTCTTTGGACCATACAAGAACGTTTTAAGGTTCATGGTTGATTATTCACCCAGCCTGGAAGATTTTCAAGACTTGATGCAAGACATCAAATAAAGGAAGAACAAATGCCAACTACACTAGAAAAAGTGCTAACTATCGCGAAGAAGCATTCATCTGTTAACTCAGAATCTTTAAGCGAATCGACCGAGCTTTCTGAGCTCGGTCTTGACTCTCTCGACATTGTCGAGTTTACGATGTCAGTCGAAGACGAATTTGGAATCAGTATTTCCGACGAAGATGTACCGAATTTCAAAACAATTGGAGATTTTGTCAAACATGTAGAGGAGAAGAAGTCATGACAGACCCGGTATACCAATTTGAAATGCGACTGAAAAAGTCAAACCGCCCATGGTTGATTTGCGACAATACCAACGCATTTTGGGAGTTTAACACATACAAAGGACTTATGCAAGCAGAAGCCGTAATGAGGTCCCAAGCCGGAAAAAACATTTTGAATGTTTTCGAAGAGGACGAAGAAGTCGATTTCAAGAAAAATGTTTCCGCCCTTGCAAGCTCTATCAAAAGAGCTTACAAAATCGTTAAAACGGATGGCCAAAATGTACTCGTTGAATTCGATTTAAAGCAACATCCAGAGCAAGTGGATTGGCTTGTCGATAAAGTGATTAAGCGGTGTGAACGTCTGAAGATTATTAAGGTGAACCCTTATAGTGTTGTTGTTCAAGCTCAATTTCAAGCTAGGAAAAACATTTTCTGGACTCAAGAGTTCACTGTTCGTTTTGAAATCACTTCTGATCAACTCGACAGTCTTTTCTATCTCAAGCTTGAGGAAATATTTAAGAACACAAACATCTGTATCGACGTTTTTGTGAAAAGACGAAAGGAAAGAATCGCTCAAAAATATGCCAGAGAAAATGCTCGAAAGACTCGTAATCGAATGAAGTCTAGCAACCTTCCAGGAACAGTTCAATGAGAATGAAACACCCTAACTATTTCCGCTCTGGTCTATCTGCAGTTCACGCGATTGCTGCGTCTGGAGTTTCTTTTGGATCGAGCAGTAAAAAAAATCGCTTCAAGAAAACTCATAAAAAGTGGATCCAGAAAAAACGAAATAGGCAAATTGCAAAAGCATCTCGCGTTCGAAACGGAGCTCTTAAATGAGCTCCGGAAAAATTTCAATGTCGATTGAAAACAAGATTAGAGTTATTACGAACTGTCTTGCAAAAGGAATTCCAATTGAAATTAAGACCGATTCTGGATATCGAAAAATTGTCACTTCTGTAAGTGGAAAAATTGGTTGGTCTGTTGTAGTCGACGAAATTGAAAAAGTTATGATAGACGATACGATTTCTTACAATTGGTTGGTTGAAATGGCCAATCAAATGTCGGATGATGATATCGCAGTCATGACTTGCAATCTTACTCTTAACTCCTCAAAAGTATGAGTAAATTCAAAGAACCAATTGGGATCAGGATTCACCTTCCATTAACGTATCAAGATGACTATAAATTAGAGTCGATATTGAAAAAAACTGGTGGAACTAAAATATCAGCGATTAGAAGAGCTATTTCTTTGTACCAATGGCTTGTCGCTAACTACAATCAAGACTCAGACGTTCTAGTTGTAAGAAAACCAGACGGTTCAGAAAAAACAATTGTGATCTTATGAAAATTGGAACTAAAAGTGTTTTGTTCGGTGCCCATTGTTGGTTTATTCACCCATGGTTTGTTGCACTATCCTGGTGGAAGCTGTATGGTTTTCCAAACGACGTTCGGCTCTGGGTGGCTTTCTTTGTACACGACATTGGTTATATCGGCCTACCGAATATGGATGGCAGAGAAGGCGAAGATCACGTTTTTCTTGGGGCAAGGATTATGGGCGATCTTTTTGATGAAAACATGTACAGACGAAAGTTTTTCTTAGGAAAGATTTGCGATGTTCTTTACGGTGAAAAACATCCGAAGTATTGGTATCAATTCACGTTTTATCACTCCAGATTTATGGCCAAACGATATCAAACATCTTTCTCTAAACTCTGCGTAGCAGATAAATTAGCAATCACTCTAGAGCCATGGTGGCTTTACCTTCCGCGAGTTATATTGACCGGAGAAATCAAAGAGTACAGAGGATTAGCTAATGAAGGCAAATATTCTTCGATGGACCTATCGAAAGATGGAAATCGACAATGGTTTGAGTCGATGAAAGAATATCTTAGAAAGTGGATAGAAGACAATAAGAACGTTGTATAATATCACCATGAACAAAATATCTTTAGAACAGTGGAATGATCTTGCCGTTCGTCAAAGTAATAGAAACAAATCAAAGAAATGGACTTTCAGTCGTTTTTTATATGACTGTCGAAAGGCTGGAATTGAAATCGAAGAACTAATCGTTGGAGCATCGGTTTCGATATCTAAAGTTCCGTCAGTTGGTTCTATGAAAAAAGAATCAGTTGGATATATTGGAACAATTGTTCGCATTGAAACCAAAGAAGGACATCCAAATGTTTATACTGTGAAAATGGATGGATCTAATGACACTTTTCACAGAATTTGTAGAGATTTTATTTCTCCAGTAATGACCGCGAACAAACTCGCATTTGCCTTAGACCAAGAGAGAAATTTGAAAAATGGGTAAGCACAATCAGCTTCATCAAAGTTGGAGAGTTCAGACTGGCCTTCCATCTGCTCTTCAGACTACTCACGCATATATCGAAAACAGAAAAGATCCCCAATACGAAGGAAAGTCCGATAAATACGTTCTTGGTATTTCTATGATGAAGCCACGTGACATTGAGTCCAAAAGTGGAGCTTCTTGGCAAACGTTTAGAAATACTCTTTTAGATTCTTGCGAGACTTGGGGAACTCTTTTGCCCGTTAGAAATGGAAAAATCGTGAGCATACTAGAAATCAGTTCGAATGACACTCCAGATTTTTCTCTTCGACTTATGCCGACCGATTATGCCAAGACTTACTTCAATTCGACAGAAGTCCCTGACCTTCGCCAAGAGTATTTCAGATTTCTTCTTAAGTCTGTTCCTGTCCAAAGGATTTGTCGACTTGATGAAGTCTCTATGATGACCGTGAAACGTTTCTTAGACGGTTTTAACCCACCTGAAATGTTTCTAAGAGATATTGAAAGGAGAATCGCTAGAATTCAAAGATCTGATTTCATTGAACTTCTTGAAGATGAATGCTCAGAGTTTTATAGTTCTTCAGCTTTCCATGCAATTTCCTCCGCTATGATGGCGTCAATTCACGGGTGGTTTACTGTGTACAACACGAAAGGGAAAATAACTTGGAAAAAGGACGATGCGAAAACTCCTATCGAAAGAGCAAAAATTCTAAAATCAATTGGCTCCAAATGATTGATTCAGAAAAAACATTTTTATCGACTCTAGAAAAGATTTGTAAAACGTATAGAGCAAACAATCTCGGGTGTATCTTGAAAAGGGTAGTACCCGGGAGTTATTATCTCGGGCTTTGGTACAAGTCTTTCGGCAACACAAGTCGACGCGAATTTCTTTTGCGAACCGAAAATTTCCGCTCGGTCGAAATACACCCTTATAATCTCGATGACAAGAGCTTTGCGATTGAAATCTGCGGATTCGTAAATCGTCATTTAGCCATATGTAATGTCCACCCAGATGCTGAAAGATGGGCTCAGATTCGGTTCTCTGTCACTCCAAGGGTCATATCCAGGTATTCCGATTGGCCGACCGTTGAGTTGTCAGATGTAAGAGATGCTATGTCGGTTTACGATATAGTCTGGTCAAGACTATCTCCTTATGATTTTGATGAAAACTTTTCCGAAAGAATAACCAAAGTTCTTGCAACTTACACGATGAAGCATACCGTAGAAAAGTGTATTGAAGTCGTGTCAAGATTGAAATCTGGAGAATTTTACTGTGCAGTACCGATTACAAGAACTGGATTCGCAAACATACACAGAGATGAGACTAAACAATATAAGAGAATAGCCAAAGCGCTTGGTTTCGATGACATTTTAATCGTTCACAAGTCAAATACAACATTGGTTAATTCGTTCTTTAAATGTAGAACAAATCACATAGAATCTCAAGATTCTTTTGAAACCATCATGAATGGTCTTAAAATGTAATATAATACTGAATTAAGGAGAATTCTATGCAGATTTTAGAGAAACCCGTAGAACTAAAGCTTATAGAGATTGAAGGTGTCAAGTACACTTCTCACGTAAGTCTTATCGATGCATTCTCTGAGTTCGGAGTTCAAAAATACATTCTCACGAATGCTATTAAGAATCAAGAAGTCAGAGCGAGAAAAATGGGAAAGGTTTATATGGTCGATTTTGCCCACTTTGCAGAGTGGATGAAAAAGCCTAACAGCCTTGCCAAAAGAAAGCGATCCGAAAGGGCCGTTCTTTCTGATTTAGATAGTAACTGATGTACGTTCTCGATTCAAGCGATGATTGGATTTTTGTTCATTCGGATTCGGTAAAGATTCAAGCGGATCTTTTAGAATCTGGAGCCATTAGAACAAATACCGTTAATGCATTTGCCTTTCCGCCAAGTCGAGAAAGTATATTCGCTATTGAAAGCGCTGATTCTCCTACATTCGTCACTGAGAATTACGAAAAAGCTAGAAAAAATATTCTCTATTTTCCAGACGAGTTAGTTGAGCAATACTCAAGCTTCTTAAAGCATAAGGGCTGGGTATCAAGCGTTGCAAAGCACCAAATTGAATTTTGTCACCAGGCTCTTTCTACAAAGTTTGCCTATAACGCTTCAGAACAAGGCACGGGTAAAACAAGATCCGTATGGGCCTTTTTAACTTGCTTACACCACGATCCCTTGAAAGAAATTTCAATGATCGTTTGCCCAAAAAGCCTTTATGTCGAGTGGGTGAATGAATGTCGAAAGATATTTGCTCCAGATTCGGATCACTCAAACACAGATTCTCTCCCGTTTAAGTTTGTTAACCTTTGCGAAGGATCTAAAGAAGACAAATGTAAAAGATTCGAGGATGCAATAGAGCAGAAAAAGAAAAAGATAGATTCTAGGCCTATTATCTTGATTGCGAACTACCAATCATTTAATGCCGATTCTAGAAAAAGAACATCGCAAACTCTTCAAAAGACTTTAACCTCTAAGATAAAAAACGGAGGAGCTATTGTCTTTGACGAAGCTCTTTACATAAAAAATCCAAAGTCAAACACTTGGAGAAATATAAAGCTTATCCGCCAAAAATTTGAGTATTGTCTTCCTCTTTGTGGTACTCCAATATCCGTTAGTGTTACTGACCTTTATGGCCAATTGGTTATGATGGAGAAGTCAATTCTTGGGATGACTTACTCAATGTTTGAAAGCACTTATACTCGACACATCGAAGAAGAAATTAGATATAAATCGAAAGACGGAGAATCCGGCGGTAGTAGAAAAGTCAGAGTAATAGTAGGAGCTAAAAACTTACCCCATTTAATGTCGACTATTAGCGGTTATTGGTATCGCGCCACTAAACTAAGCGTTAGTGATTTGCCAGAAAAGATTTACCATGACCCAATTCAAATAAGACTTACTAAAGAACAAGAGCAATGGTATAAAGCTCTTCAACAATATGGTTTAAGTGCTTTGGGAGATAGCGAATCACTAGGTGGAGCCCAAAACGTAATGATTCGGCTAATGCAAGTTTGCGGAGGGCATGTGTTTTCCTATAACGACGGAACTATTCCACCTTTTGGAAACCAAAGATACGAAAATCCAGAAGATTATGAATATCAATGGACTGTCCGTGGAGAAGGGCAGTTATTTGAACTCCCCTGTGCAAAAACCGAATGGGTTAAGAATTTCGTCCAAGAAAGATTAGAGTATAACCCAACGCATAGAATTATTATTTTTTGTATTTTTAATTCTGAAGTTCATAGGATTACTAGAGAACTAAAATCGTTAATAGGAGACGATAAAGTTTGTGCCGTTACTGGTCAAACGGACGACCTTTCTCTTCTCGAATGGAAAAAGAGTTTTCAAGATAAAACGTCTAACGGGATACAAGTAATCGTCGGACAAATCGCTAAAATGGCTTACGGTCATAACCTTCAGGCAACCGACACAACAATTTACTTTTCCAATCCGTGGTCTTACGCTCGCCGTTCTCAGTCAGAAGATAGAAGCCATAGAATGGGAAGAGTTGGACCATGCGAATATTACGATCTCACGACTGTCTTGTCTAACGGAAAACAAACGACAGACAACTACATTATTGAAAAACTAAAAAAACACGAACAAATTTCAAATAAAGTGTCAATCATGACATTTTTAGGCCAAAATGATGTATAATGATTTCATGAAGAAGCTGTTGACTCTTCTGAAACAAACACCAAACGTTGAAATAGTTCATCAATCCTGGCTTTGCGGCAATCTTTACGATCTGCGAAAATACCCGAAAGGGCTCAATTCCGGCGCTGTTGGTCCAAGGTATCAATGGACCGACGAATATGGTATTCCGGTAAGCATCGAGTATGCGTACCGTGAAACCGCCCTCTTTAATTTCGGGAGTTGGATCCTTAACAAGTAAAAAACTGTTATCATCTAACGAATTAGATGATATAATAGTTAATCCATTAGTCGGCGGAGCCACTAAATGAATACCTTTCTTACATACCCTAATGATCTTGAATCAAGTCGATCACTCGACTATCGTCGTCTCGGTAAACAACGAGTTGAAACTCTTCAGCTACTACAAACAATCTTAAAAGGTGATTTAGCTAAAGGTTGGAAAAATCACCCGTCTACTAAAATTTGGCGCGACCATCCTTTTGCTTTAGCTATTTATGGAGTTTCCAATTGTTTTGCATGGACCGATCTCGGATATAAAGACTCTTGCGGACTTAAAATATCCGAATTGGTTCTTCAATTAAACGACGCTGGTCTTTTGAAGTCCAAAGAGTCCGCTTTTATCGATGAAGTTGGGCGAGATGTTTTGTCTGTTTATTCACAGCTCCAAACAATTGTTGCTTTAGAGCATGCGTCTTATCTTTGTGGTAATACGAAATATAAATGGGCTCGGCCAGACTGGTATTTCGATCAAGAAGTTCATTCAAAGTATAGAGCTAGTCTCTTATACAAGTCGCTTAATCAGAACCCAAATGAATCAACAATCCTTCACTATAAAAGATTTACATGGTCGGAGACTCCTGAATATGGATATAAATGGTAATTCACCTAAAGAACAATCGGAAAGACAAAAGGAGAGAAATCGAAAAACCTTCAAAATTTCTTTGGTCGCTAATGGTTTTATTGTCGATGACGGGTTCAAAAAAGAAACCTTCGTTGCTTGTGGAATCGGTATTGATCTAGAGAAAATTCATTTTCCAGACGGCACTGTTCTTCAGTTTTTGAAAGAGTTTATTTTGAATTCGAAAGAGGAAAATGAAGCAGGTTCTTAAATTGAGTCAAGCTCCTATTGAAGCTACAAATGCTTTGATTTACGGACCTCCTGGAGTAGGAAAAACTCCATTTGCTTGTTCGAGTAAAAAAAGAAGAGCTTTTGTCATTGACGTTGATCAAGGTCTTGCATCGGCCAATCCTAGATGGGGTGTCGATACTAATATGATTGATTACGTTACCGTTGAGTCATACGATGAATTTCTTTGGGCTCTAGATCAATACATAAAGAACTACCAAAAATATGAAATTTTGGTTATCGATACTGTGACTGAACTCTTTAGAGTGCTGCTCGACGAAACTAGAAAAAAGGGTCGAGCAACGCAAGTGCCAGAGCAAAGAGATTGGGGAATTGTCCTTGTAGCTTTCGATGATTTGATCCGAGCGATTAGAAAACTACCGGGCGTTAAAATCTTCTTAGGTCATGAAGACTCTTTTGACAACAAAGAAACTGGTATGAAAGAAATCAAACCGGCTTTCCAGGGTCAAACTAAAAAGTTTTACTCAAAACACTTTGACGTTATCGCGAGATTGTTTTTAGTTAACGCTCAAGTAGCTAATGCCGATGGAACAATCTCAAACCAAGTGGCTAGATATTTACAGTGTCAACCCACCCCGAACATAGATTCCAGAGACAAATATGGAATCTTAGGAATGTATGAAATACCCGATCTCGATCAAATTCTAGATAGAATTGATCAAGGAAGAAACAAATAATGAGCAACGCACCAGTGCCTCAAGTACCTCAAGTCCCTCAACCTATGGTCCCACAAGTTCCTCAGGTTCCACAACCAGTAGTTCCGCAAGTGCCTCAAGCCGCTGCTCCTCAGGTTCCACAACCAATGGTACCTCAGGTTCCCCAAGCGCAGGCCCCGCAAGTCCCGCAAGTTCCCCAACCCGTTCAAGCACCTCAAGTGCAAGCTGTTGAGCAACCTCAGGTCCAACCGATGGTCCCTCAATCTCCAGTGCAGCCGATGGTTCCACAGCAAACTGCTCCAATTGGAATGCCTCAAGCGGCAGTTCCACAGGGGATTCCTCAAGGAGTTCCGTACGATCCACTTGCGAATGCAATGGCTCAAGATGGATTGCTCGGAGCCCTTTCTCAAGTCGCTTTCGGAGATGTTCCAGATTCCAGTATGGCTATGCTTTTGGACCCGGATCTCGAGTATGAAGGAACCATAACCGAACTTTCGGTCGGTCCGAATAGAAACGGAGACAATAATATTCAACTAAAAATTACTGTTGACTTCTGTTCTGACGCAGCTTCGCCGTCTAAGTACAATGGAGCTGTCTTGTACGATAATATTCCTATCCTCGAAACAACGCGGTGGAGAATTAAATCTCTCGGATCTGCCATCGGTGCTATGAGCGCCGATAAAAGCCAATGGATTCTTCCTTCGGCCCAATGTAAGGGTCGACGTGTTCGATTCAAGGTGATTACCGACACCTATCAAGATAGAAAGAAGAGTAAGATTGACGGCGCTTACGGTCCGTCACAATTCTCGAATCCTTCTTAATCAAAACGACTTAGAGGGAGTTTCTTCGGATCTCCCTCTATAATTATCAATGAAAAATGAACGAACGCCTCAAAAGAACTTTAGAGCAAATTGGTTGGAATGAGCTATACTCCCAATACATCCCTAATTTAACTCCGGAGAATGAAAGAGGCGAAAGACGAGCTCGTTCTCCATTCCCCGACGTAGTTGACAACAATCCTTCTTTCAGTGTCAACGTTCAAAACGGTTTTTTCAAATGCTTCAAAACAAATAGACAAGGAGATTATGTTGTCTTTAGAGCTTATATGGAACCAGATAAAGAAGATTACGATTCTTCTACTGGTGAAATAGTTCCCAACATACCTAAGACTCAAAGACGGTTAATCAGAGAATTTAACGTTGTAAGGAGTATTGACTTAAGTTGGGTTGGTTTTTGTAGGGATATTCTTTCCACCGACCAACTTATACTCGGTGGAATTCAAAGATTAAAACCATGGTCGAGAAATACTCTCTACAATCTTAACGTTGGGTACGATACCCAATCTGACAGATTCATAATCCCTATCGCTGAATCGAATGGTCATATCGTTAATCTCAGAATGTATCGGCCCCATGGTACACCTAAGATTTTCTGGTATGAAAAAGACATAAGTGAAGGATCAAATCTAGTATTTCCTCACATTGCTTGGGGAGAGCAAAATCTTATATTAGTAGAAGGAGAACCTGATGTTATTTCTCTACGATCTTACGGATTTCAAGCATGCTCTGGAACTTCTGGAGCTGGAAATCCTGTTCCGGAAGGTCCTTGGTATTACGGAAAAACAATCTATGTATGGATGGATTGCGATGCTGCCGGAAAAGAAGCAGAATCTTATGCAATAGCTCTTCTAAAAGATAAAGCTAAAGAAGTCAGAATTGTAACAACGCCAGAATGGTCTGGAAGACCAGATAACGCCGATGCATCAGACTACATTATGTATCTGATTTCTATCGGATATAGTTTTGAGCAAATACAAAGAGAAATATCAAAGCTCATAACAGATTCGGTAGTTGTTGACAACAAAGTTACTGAGTTCGATCAAGAAGCAATAAATGAAAAATTCGAAAGTGCTTTATCCAGTTCTCACGTAAACAGAAAGGTTTCGTTTATTGCCAGAATCCATGGAAAATCAAGTAAGAAACACATATTACCCACAGAATACTCGATAAACTGTCCCGCTAGTGGGCACACATATTGCCAAAAATGTCCGATGAATACCACCTATCGAGGAAACGGTAGGTTCTTCCATGACCCAAGGTCTCCAATAAGCCTTAAACTTATCGAAGTAAGTGACCAAAAACAACACCAAGTACTAAAACAAGTAAATGGAATTCCGACTCAATGTCCAGATCCAGTAATCACAATTGAAAAAGCGGTAGATGTTGAACAAGCCCTTATCGGTCATACGATTCACCACGGAGAAGATAGCGGTGAAAGATCGAGAAGAGATGCTTATATCATTGGAAGAAAAGGAACCCCAGAAGAAAATAGAGATTATGCATTTGAATCATTTGTTTACCCTCACCCGGAAACTCAACAGGCCGTTTTCCTCGTAGATTCGTTTTCAGCATTTAGAAATAAACACGAAGTCTTTGAGTTAGACGATCAAATTATTGCAGATTTAAGAAAGTTTTCTCCGACAACAGGAGAAACTGTTCATCAAAAACTAAATGAAGTAGCTGACGATCTGGCTAATTCTTATAGTTTTATTTACGGAAGGCGAGATCTTCATAAGATTTACAGAACGGTATGGCATTCTATCATTCGTTTTCCTTTCAGAGGGAAAATGGTTGAAAGAGGATGGATTGAATGTCTAATACTCGGAGACACCCGATGTGGAAAAAGCGCTATTTTTAAAGAACTATCAAAACTTTTTGGGATAGGTGTTTTAGTAGACTGTAAATTACAAACACTTGCAGGAATACTTGGGACGGCTGTTCAATCGCCTAGTGGAGATTGGTATGCTGTTGCGGGGATACTCCCTCAACAGGATAACGGAATCATATGTTTTGATGAATTCCATAGCAGAAGAGGAGGATCAGATTTAATCGAAGTTCTTTCTTCGACGAGAGCCGAAGGTGTTGTAAGAATTTCTAAGGCTGCTCAAGCTGAATTCCGCGCGAGAGTTAGATCAATATGGCTCGCTAACCCGGGTGAAGGAAAACTAATGAGTGAGCTTTCTTACACTGGAGTCGAGTTAATAAATCGACTAATCAAACAACCTGAAGATATTGCTCGATTTGATATCGCAGCGGCAGTGAGTCAAGACGATGTAGAGTCTGAAATTATCAACGAAGGAAAACCTCCAATACCTTCTCGATATGGAGAAGAGTCTTATAGAAATCTTATAGCTTGGACATATTCTAGAAAGCCAGAGCAAATATTCTGGTATAAGGACGCCGAACAAAGAGTTTTGGACAGGGCTATTAAGATGTCCAAGAAATATGATTCATCTATACCTCTCGTTGAAATATCAGACCAGAGAACAAGAATTGCAAAGATAAGTGTCTCGATTGCCGCCCAATGTTTTTCAACCGATCAAACGGGACAATTTCTTATTGTTACTCCAGACCATGTAGAAGCCGCGTACCAACTTCTTCGCGAGTCTTACGACAGTCGCGTGATGGCGTACGACGTTTATTCCATGGCTGTTAGTGGAACGAAGAAGATTGTTGACGAAAAAGCAGTTATTGAGTTGATCAATCGTCTTAAGCCTTATTCCAACAGATTCGTCGAAGAACTCCTCAGGTTGGACCATTTCAGTCGTCAATCTCTTACGAGTATTGTTCCTATTGAATTTTCGATGTTTGATACTTTGGTTGGAACTCTTTCTGCAAATAGATGTATTCAACTCGTTGACCGTGGGCGGAAAGACTCTTATGAAAAAACCCCCGCTTTTACAAAACTTTTGAAAAAATACATCCATGAGCACAAAAACGATGTATAATGTTGATATGAAAAAGCGACCTGTACACCTTTCGACCGGAGAATGGATCTGGATACCAGAAAATCAAGACCATCCGGAGCTCGAATCCAATAGAAGCAAGAAAAGCGAAAAACAAATCGAAAGGCAAATCAAGAGAGAAACGAGACGAAGAGTCCGTGAAATCCTTGATAACATACCCCACGATTGCGGCAATTGCAAATTTCACGATTATAGCCAAGGGCAAATGATCAAACGAGAATTTGGTACGTGCGAGAAATACAAATTGAGCAATCGACTTGTAAATCGACCGACCGATCCAGGTTGCGAACATTGGCAAGTTAAAAGCGAAGCTAGAAGAAACACCGAGTTGAAAGCTCAAGATAATACCATCAAAAAGATTTCTAACATCAAAATCACCAGAAGATGAATTTCGTCCATCTACACGCCCACTCAACGTTCTCGTTCCTCGACGGATATGGGACCCCTGAGCAAATAAGAGATCGTATTATTGAGCTAGGTCAAAAGGCCGTAGCCGTAACTGATCACGGATCTATTTTTGGATATGTCCCTTACAATAAAGCTTTTCGTAAAAGTGGAATCAAAGTAATCTACGGTATTGAAGCATATATTGTAGACGATTTGAGAGAAAGGACACGAAATCAAGAGTCTTTTGACGGCGTTCCTCATATTACAATACTTGCGAAAGACATTGAAGGCTATAGAAATTTGCTTCGGTTGAATCGTTTGTCCTGGGAAGAAGGCTTTTACTATAAACCGAGGATAGACCATCAAGCATTGATCACTCATCAAAAAGGTTTAATTGTTTTGTCCGGGTGTCCAACAGGATATCCTACTCGATACATCGATGGCGGAATGGTTGAAAAGGCTAGATCCCATATCGAATTCTTAAGAAATAATATCGAGCATTACTATATCGAGCTGACTCCAGCGCCTGATTATGCTCCAAGTTATAAAGCAATTCCTTATTTGATGAGATGGGCAATAGAGCTTGGAATACCGCCAGTAGCGACAGCAGATGCTCATTTTCCTAGACCAGAGGACTCGATAGCCCAAGACATTCTTCTTTGTGCTGGAACAGATCAAAAAATATTTAGCCAATCACGAAAACTAAAGATACCATCTTATTTTTATTATTGCGACGCTGAAGAAGTTTTTCAAAGGCTTTTAACCGTAGGTTACTCAACACCTTTAGCCGATCAATTATATGTAGAAAAAGATTGGTATCGATCGGCTGTTAACAACAGCTCAATCATTGCTGATATGGTCGATGTTGAACTTCCAAGAGCAACGTCCGTCTCTTTTCCCGGAATACCAGAGGGCAAAACTCAAGACCAATATCTTTTCGACCTTTTAACAGAAGGATTTATAAAAAAGGTTCAAACGGGAATCATTCCACACGACCAACAAGAGAGATACTGGGCCCAATGTTGTGAGGAATATAACATATTGGTTTCCAAAGGTTTTAGCGATTACATACTCGCGACAGTAGACGTTATAACCTATATGAAAAACAAAGGAAACATAGTTGTCTGTCGCGGGTCGGCAGGGGGCTCCTGTTTGCTTTGGGTTCTAAATGCTTCTACAGTCGACCCAATTAAAAACAACTTGTCATTTGATCGGTTCTACGATAGAAATAGACAAGACCCACCAGATGTCGATATTGATTTTGGGTCATCTCACAGGGGAGAAGTAATTGACTATTTGTTCAATAAATATGGCTCTCAAAAGTGTAGTCAAATTAGTTCAATATCAACTCTTGGGCCTAAGGGCGCACTTCAAGACACAGCCAAAGTTTTAGGAATATCACGAGATAAATTTAGCGACTTGTCTGAGATTTTAGATGGTGTTAAATTTGTTGACGAATCAATATTAGAATCAATTAGATCCTCGGAATCTGGTAAATGTCTGGTTGATATGCCAGACTTAAATCTCTTCATCAAAATTATTGGTCAATATCGTCACAGTTCTAAGCACGCGGCTGGCGTTTTAATTGCAAAAGAAAACATTGATGACATCGTAGGGATTACTCTAGGGGCAGATAAGAGGCCCGTTGCGACAGTCGATAAGCACGGAGCAGCAGAACTCGGATTTCTTAAAATGGACATCCTTGGAGTTACGGCTCTTGATAGTCTATCGTATGCAGCCCAAAAAATAGGAAACGGATCGTCCGATTGGATTGAATATATTCCAGAAAATGATCCAAAAACCCTAGAAACGTTAAATAGTAAAAGACTCGTTTCTATATTTCAGCTAGAAGGGTATTCCGCCGAGATGGTCGTTCGGCAAATTGGGATATCATCGTTTGACGACATCGTTGCAGCATCCGCTCTTTGTCGACCGGGACCAAAAGATTGGATTCCAACGTATAAATATCACAAAGAAAATCCAGAGGAATTTGAGAGATGGATTCTTTCGATACACCCTGTAGCTGCTGAGATTGTAAGAAGCACATACGGTCTAGTCGTTTATCAAGAACAAGTTATGGCATTGGCCGAAAAGCTAGCTAAATTTAATATGGTGGATGTTCATAAGCTCCGTAAAGGAGTTTCATCGTCTGCTGGCGATGCATGGTTCGCCGAATGGTCCACCAAATTCATAGACGGTTGCCTTCAGAATGGCGTCTCTGCACAAGAAGCTAAACATTGGTGGGAATCTATCCAAACACACTCGCATTATTCGTTCAATAGAGCTCACTGTACGACTTATGCAGACGTTGCCTATAAACAAGCGTACATCAAAACGTATTGGCCATCTATCTTTTACGAAGCCGAATTGATTTTTCAGGAAAAAGAAACAAAAACACGACGTCTAATAAAAGAATTCGTTTCTATCGGTGGGAAAGTTGTCCCAATCCATCATAAGTATAGTCAAGAAAAATTCTCATCACATGATGGAGTTCTTTATGGTGGGCTTGAGTCTATTAAGGGTGTAGGCTCTGTGTCTGCTAAAAAGATTAGGGAGAAAGGACCCTATAATTCTTGGCCAGAATTCATTGAGGCTTTACCTAAGGGCTCTAGATCGGTTGTAGAGCACATTTATGCTGGTGGAAAAAACAATATTTGTGAAACACTTTATGCTTTTCCGTGGTCAGTTGTGACTAATACAGACGAAGAACTTGAATCAATGAGGGAGCAAAGAAATGCTGTTTCGCCAAGATATTATTCTGTCGTTACGCCTGACCACGGTCAAACTTTAATTTGCGGATACGTTAGTGAACTCAGTGTCGATTACGAACGAATCAGTTTTAGTATCGAAGACGAAGTTCATTCTATCCCCGTAAGAGTAGCCAGAAAAAAGGTAGGTAATTTCCAGCACCTTAAGAAAATTCCAAATGGATCATACGTTTGCGCCAAAGGAAGATTCTATAATTCGTCACTGTTCGTTGAAAATGTTGAGGTCCTAAAATATCCATGTCAATTCACACAGACATCTCACTAATCTCGTCGGTTTTATCTAATGGTTTCGCTCCTGTAAACCAAGAGGAGTATGGTGCTCCCTTAAACTCTATAAAGCACTTTTCCTATAGTTCAATATCGACCTTTTTGTCATGCCCAAGGCATTGGGCCGCTGCTTATTTATTTAAGATGAGGACCCCGCCTGGCATTTATGCCGAAATTGGAACGGCGATGCACAAGTCAGTTGAAGAATCAACGAAGCAAAACACTTTGGTTATTGACCCTTCAGTCTTTAAAGTCGTTAAAGAAGACGAAGTGGATAACCTTAAGCGATACATCGGTAAAAACCTTGCACGTGTTGGAAACGTTACTGGCGTTGAAAAGAAATTTCAAATCAGTGTTCTTGAAGAAGCTCCACCTCTTCTCGGGTTTATCGACCAGGAAGAATATTATCCGTCTGTGAATTATGTGGTTGTTCACGACCATAAGTCTAATCGGAGAATTGAAAATACTGAAGCGTGGAGAAATAAACTTCAGCATAAAATTTACGCTTTCGCTACTAGAAAAACTTATCCCGGGATTTCTAGAGTGAGAGGAAGAGTCGGATACATCAATTATCCAGACGTCGAAATCGAATGGGAGATTCCTGTTGAGTCCGATCAAGATGTTTACAACGCGTTTCGGCGAGTCTGGTTTTCTGCTCTAACGTATGTCAATTGGAATGACAGCAATCCGACACGACTCAGAGATTTTCCGGCAACTCCTCATTCCGACTGTAAATATTGCCCATTAGCCGAAGTGTGCCAAGAGAGAATATCGAAAGCTACTACTAATGACTTGAGACAAATCAAAGCCGTGAGAGATTTTGAAGATGCGTACCTCGAAGCGAAGTCGATAAAAGAAGCAGTAGATGCGGACATAGAAATCCTTGAGAAAAAAATTCTAGAGAAGAGAGACCAACTTAGAAAATTAGCCGTTATTCAAGAAACCAGTAGCCGAAGATCAGTTGATTTTGAGAACGCTTACACGGAAATTATTTCTCTGGCTCAACAACACGCGCTCGAGACTGGAGATTCTTCGCCTCTCGACGAGTTTTACAGAATGAGAAACGAAATTTTCAGTGTCAAAGTCGGAGCTGTCGAAAAGTTCGTGCGAAAGTTCAAAGAAGAGATCGGAATCCCGAAGATTGAATTTAGTACTTCCTACAACGAAAAAGACGTCATCGTTTTGAAGAGCGAGGTCAAAAACGATTAAAAAGTTAGGTTTCTGAATTGAAAATCAAAGAATTTTCTCAGAAAATCAAAAAAGTTGTGTACTTTTTGAGAAAATGGTGTAGAATCTATCTACTCCACAAACGAGTGGAAGGATTAAGAAAATGGAAAACACAACCGTAGAGCGATCCGTCGACATTCAATCTGACAAGCCCTGGTCTAGCTGGCCACAACCGAAAACCGTTGAGGTTGCGCTTCGAGATCTCGTCGTCGAGAATAAGTCTGGTTCGCTCGTCCTTAAGAGTTCTGAAATCGAAAACGAAATCAAAATCGCCGATCAACAAGCTCTTCAACAACTCGGATGGAACGTCGGGTTCCCGGCGGATTTCGTCTCGAAGCTCGATTCAGATCTTGCAAAGGAAGTCATCAACAGCCGAATTCTTTCGGCTGCTTCAGACGCCAAGAATCGAAAGTTGAATTTCATCACCGAAGGAGACGAAGAGCAAGAGCTCAAGGCCATCACTTCCACTCGGCGCTCAGCTATCAGCCACCGGGTTGCGGCTCAAGCATTCTTCGACGCTTTCTCGGAGAAGTTTGAAGAAGCGACAGTTGATTACACATACATCAACGGTCGGTCAACCGTTCGGCTTTTGGCTGGCGTTCAAAGCGAAATTACGTCAGGTGTCGGTGATATCATTAGCCACGGAGCTGAGTTGAATCACGTTTATGGGAACGAACTTGAACTCAGCACATACGCCAACCGGTTAGTATGTTTGAATGGAGCATATTCTCCAGTCGGTAAAGCTTCTCACCGATCTGCGAGTGAAGTAACAATCGATGCCCAAATCGATTGGATCTTCAATACAATCTCTGAAATCGATAAGATTTTCGAAGATAATATCAACCGATCTCGAGAAATGGCGGCGACTACCTTTACGGGCTCTTGGCGAGAAGCTCTTCGAACCCGGATGAAGGCCATGGGAGTTCCGTCTCGCTTCTATAACGAAGTCTATGAGGCCTTCGAGCAAGAGCCTGGGCAAACGGAATGGCATCTTTACAATGCGGTTACTCGAGCAGCGACCCACAGTGAAAAGATTGATCGTTCAAACGGGCGAAGAATCCAATCTCTTGCGGGGTCTTACGTCCACGGATTCGAACTAGTTACGGCAAAAGTTCCTGGAATTGTAGCCAAAGCTGGAGGATTCGAACTAGTCTAAAGTTTCAAAACGAGCGGAAGGTTAATAGCCTTCCGCTCAAATGGAGAAAATCAATGCAGGCAAATACATACCTCAAGATGAATCTGACCGACGACCAATTGGTGACCCTTAACAAGGCTGCTTACGGTGAAGACGGTCGAGCAAGCCGACAACAAGTTCGTGCTTTCGTTGGTACCGTCGTTAAGAACGCTTTCGAGCAAATCGGAATTCCAGCGGAGTTCCAAAATGCAGACGAGATTTTTATCGACCCTGACAATCAAAAGAAGCGAGGTCGACCTCGAAAGAATACATCCCACGATGATTCTAAAACGTCCTCTGTCAACGAATCCGAAGACGAAGACGGTGGTACGGAAGCCGCTGAGGAATACGGAGAAGAGTAATGGATCGCCTGGGTGAAATATTTTCACTTCAGGCAAAATTGATCGACCGGCTAGGGACTAAAACCGCCGGTCGATTGATTTTTCCAGAAAGTGAAATTAACGACGGCCAAGAAAATGTTTGCGATATCGCGACGCTATCTAATCATAAAGACAGTTTATGTGATATTGAAACAGGGCAAACTGTAGAATTTGCTTTGTATGAAGAAATTCAGCAGTCCACTCGCAAGATGATCGCTGAGGCGTCTGAGATTCTAGATTGGACTCCTTGGAAGCCGTGGTCTAAACAGCTCGGTAACAAGTCGCCTGATTTTCCAATTGAAAAACACTTTTCGGAAGAACACCTTAGGGAAATAAGAATGGAAGTTGTTGACCAACTGCATTTCGTCATTGAAGCCGCTCAAATCCTTGGTATGTCCTCCGATGATTTGTATCAAATGTATCTTGAGAAAAACGGGATTAACCATCAACGACAAGACTCTGGAAAATACTAATGGAAATAGGCATTTGCGCTCACGCTAATTTACATGGGCCCGCGAATGCTCCGACCGACAATGCGAGGAGGCACCACCTCCTCGTAAATTACATTAAGTCGGTTTTCGGAGTGAGCCCTCATTGGTTTCAATTCAAGGCTTTAAATGGCCAATTGACACCTAATCTTCACGACCCTCTTGAAATCGAAGCTTTTTCTAACGTCATTCATTATGGCGATTCAATGAGAGAGTTGTGTGAACAAAGTATGGACGCTTTTACTAAGTTAAAATCAGCAAACTTCCATACTTATAATTTTGATCCACTTTCACTTCAATATCAACTCCCAAAATTAGATGTCCTTGTGATGTTTGCTACTAGTCAAATAACTCCTAGTTATTCGATGGTTGCACTTCTAAAATTGCTGACCGATATCAATCCAAAGCTAAGTTTGGTTCTCATCGACCAGGATTTATCACATGGTTCAATAACTTCAAAAATAAGAAAATGGAAATCTCAAGCTCCTGACTTGAAAATACACGTTATTCATGACAATTTCAAAAAAGACAAATCGGTTGACATTGTATCGAGTCAATCTCACATGGCTTTTCCATACATTGATTCTTTCGAAAGAGAAATTCTGACCTACGGTTATAAACCTGAAGTTGCTTACATTGGAAACGATTACGACCGAAGAGAAGTCATGCAGTTATTCTTCCAAGGGCCAGAGGTTCATTGGTACGGTCGAAAAAAGAAAGACTTCGATGAAGAGTGTCCGACGAACTGTATTCATCACGGCCCGTTTAAGTGGGAAGTGCCTATTGAAGACAAATATCGAGAACACACGTTCGGAATTAATATAAGCCGTGAGAAATACTATAAGAGAAGGCAGTATTCCCCTCGGTTTCTCGAGATTACTCAGTCTGGAGTCCCGTTCTTTTCACATTCCAAGTACGCCAACGCCGCTTCATTCACTACTGAATTTTTTGTTGTAGATGGATATAGCGATCTTTTCCAGAAATTACATATTGCTTGTCAATCTGATTCTTTTTGTGCCGATACCGCAGCTTACCAACGTCAAGCAATCAAGTCAATTTTTTCTCCAGAAAGATGGCTCGATACGATTGGTACCGTTATCAACGGGGCCTATCATCAAATGGAAGGATTTTCTATCAACCATTACGAAGGAATACTATGAAAAACATCCAAGAGCTTATAGAAGAAGCCAAGCAAGAACCCCCCAGAACCGTCTCTCGTGATCTTTTAGATCACGTGCCTGTTTCCATACGGCCACCTAAAGAAAAAGTGCAGAGAGATGGTTCTAGACGTTCTTTCTCAAACTATCACAAACTTTTAGATACATTTATCAATATGGATACGCTGATGTTAAAGACCCTGAAGGAGACAAAATCGTGTTAGTTTTGTTCGGACCCGACAGATGTGGAAAAACTACTGTTGCTGAAAAAGTTGTAAACGGGTTAGGCTATATGTATATGCATCATACTGTACCACCGTATGACCCTTTCGCATATTTCACTCAATTTCTTGTTTGTGCTAGTAGAAACGTTGTGGTCGACAGAAACCACCTTTGCGAATACGCTTACGGGCACACATACAGAGGCCAATCGGGGATAACCGATCATAACTTTAAACTCCTAACCGCTGCATATTACGCTCATTACCCGGTATTCGTGAGAATGACCGATGAAAAAGAAAGCGTGCGAAGCAGGTGGGGAGAAGAAGAGCCATTTGACTTCGAAAAATTTGATGAGCTTCAACGTCATTATGATGAGGTTCTAAAGAAATACAGAATCCCTCATTTAGTTCGATCTCTAAACGAATTTCAATTGGCTGACTCTCAACATAGAGGGCTTCCAAGAGGGCAAAGTCCTCAAAACATCATTGGTTCGGTGTATCTTGCCGATATTCACATTGCCTATCGCGATGAGACTGTGTGTATCAAAAACGATAATAAGTCTATTCCATTTGTCGGAAACACTCGCCAGTCGAGAGGTTTAGTTGAATCAATTTTTGAAAACTTCGACTATGATCGATTTACTATTGAAAATTACAGTGGCATAAAGCCAGGGAATATCGTTATCGAATCAAAAAAGGGATCGAAAGACGCCGTGACTTTGCCTTTTAACGACACAAAAAACATTTTGGATACGATTCAGAGGATGCTCAATGAGAATTGATACTGAAGACTATTTCCTTTTGCTTTGTCAAACAATTAGTATGAAATCTTCTTGCGAAAGAAGAAAAGTAGGTGCCGTTTTGACAAAAGAAAAACGTGTTATTTCGACTGGTTATAACGGCTCAGTTCCTGGCTCTACAAATTGTGACAGTGGAGAAACCTGCCAATCAAATGGCAGATGCATCCTTACGATTCACGCTGAAATAAATGCTCTTATGAGAGCGAGAGAAGTGGCCGACCAATTATGGTGCACGGATACACCGTGCTTCACTTGTCTCAAGTCAATCCTAAGTTATAATCCAGAGATTGAAATCATTTGGTTAAGAAAATATGAAGATGCACAGAGAGATGAATACATCGAAAAAGTACTCAAGAATGAAGTAAATATTCGTCAATTTAGGTCGTCTGCGATTTCAAGAAACCGCTCCGTCATTAACTCGATGTTTGAGGAATACAATGCACTTCTCGATTAAGAATTTTCCAGAAAGCTACTTTAGAATTTACCAATCGATTTCTGAAAAAGGCGAAAGACTCTCCCCGCGAGGAAAAAATTGTGTTGAGTTGAGACCTTACTACTTAACAATTAACAATCCGCTTGAATGTATCTACGTAGGCAAAGAAAGAGGCCTAAACCTTAAATTTATGGCTGTAGAGACACTTGGATATATTGCTGGTCTAGGCGGAGACTTAAATGATAAATGGTTTGTTGATCTTTTATGCTCTACAAATAGAAACTATTCAAATTTCGTTAATGACAAAGGTTTTATGGATGGAGCATACGGAAATAGGCTCATAAAAAGTTTGCCGCAAGTATGTGATTTGTTGAAGTCTGACCCAGATAGCCGACAAGCTGTAGCTTCTATTTGGAGACCTGAATTCCCTAATTTGCCATCTAAAGATGTGCCCTGTACTGTAGCGCTTAATTTCTTTAGGTCAAAAGGAAAGTTAGATCTCGTTACTCATATGAGATCTAACGATATTAATTGGGGTACGCCTTATGATATTCCAGCTTTTGTTACTATTCAGGCTCTTGTAGCCTCTTTATGCGGATTAGAAGTCGGACGATACCACCACTCAGTAGGTAGTATGCACTACTATGAAGATACTAAACCGTCTTTAGACCCGAGTATCGGAAGAACCGATCTCAAGATGTCGGTACCGGTCCTTAAGCTACCGAATAATCATTCAATAGACTATAATACGGTCTCGAAATTCGCAAAGATTTTTCTCTGGGAAATGTATGTTATGTGGCAAAGAGAGCCTAAGTTTTACATTGAAGCAATACTTTGTCGAGATGATTTCCCGGAAGAACTTAAAGATTATTTCAGAATTTTCGGAAGAATGATAGAAATTGGGAAAATAAAGTAAAAAACGTAGTATATTTAGTTTAGCTATGGAAGCCGTCGGATACCTGATCGGAGCAGGTTCTATGTCTATAGGCGTTGAGAATGCTGGTTTTGAAATAAAGTCAATTTATGAAACCCCAGGATATTCAAAAAATGCCATTCATTGGGACCTCAATCGACCGCAATTAAAACACTCAGTTGTCGAATTAGATCATGAATTCGATGGCTTTTCTAGGCATAAGGACATAGATTTGTTCTACGGTAATCCGCCTTGTAGCGGATTATCTTCTATGACCGGCTCAAAGTTAACTTCAGAGGCAAATCTATGTATGAGACACTGGATCAGAATGGTTGTAAAAGCCGAACCGAAAATGATCTTAATGGAAAACGCGTACGCCTTTGCTTCAGATCGCGTATGGCCAATCAGAAAAGATTTAGCCGATGTTTTAGAAGACAACGGATACTCTTGGTGGACCTGGAGCCATTGGTCTTGGCAAACAGGAACACCTCAGAAAAGAAGAAGAACTTTTCTTTGCGCTACAAAGTTAGACATACCAAACAAAGAAAAAATCTTTGATCAATTTAACCCAGTAAGAGATCCGAAGATGAACGTTTATGAGTTTATTAAACAGTGGGAAGATATAGAACCATCTCCCGATAATAAACACTCTCATTGGTACGGTGCGAAAAATTACGATAGAATTAAAGGATCTTTTGATAAGATAGACAAATACCGAGAGATTGGCCAAAGACTTATTGGACCTAGAGTCAAATCTACTCTTAAAAACGGTGAGAGTGGAAAATATATTTACGATGAGAATTGCCCTCAAGAATGGGATATTCGCATGATGATGTTCCGCCCAAACTTCATTGGCAGAACGGACGTTTCTGGAGCAATTATCGGGTGTTATAAATATATTCACCCAACTAAACAAAGATATTTAACGTTTAGAGAGCATGCTGCTCTTATGGGATATCCAGACGACTTCATGTTCGTTCCTGGAGTCTATGATCCGAATCACATTTCGCAAGGAGTTCCAGCGAATAATGTAACTCACGTTCTTAATCGATTCAAAGAGGTGTTAGGTGTTAACTGAGTCGAGCTTATACAAGCCAATTGTTGTCGGCGCCAATAAAGAAAATTGGAGTCTCTATAGAATAGGAGATTCACCATACGGAAGAAAACCTTTTGACATCGGAGGGGCCGATCCAGACGGAAGATCTGTCGCTATTGAAGTAAAAATAGCTACCGCTTTCAATGGTCAAATATTTCCTTGGGATTCTTTTGAGGCCCACCAATTAACATGGATCAAAAGAATTAACGAGGTTAACGGAATTGGATTATTAGCCATTTACGAAGTAAGCACGAGCAAGATGTTCTTGTTCTGGCCAAAAGGAGATCAAATTGGAAGAGCAAATCTTTTTATGATTCCTAAGTGCATAATCAAAGGAAGCACATCAAAAGAGTTTTACGGATGGAATGTCGCAATGGAAGATATGAGGAAGCAACGTGGCTGAAGGCGAATTTAGATTTTTAGATCCGAAAGATAATCGAGCCGTTTTTAGAGAAAGAAAAAGAAAGAAGATGGATCTTTCTCTAATGAGTACGAGTCGACCAGCAGGGTTCACTGAAGAATCGGATGAAGAAAGTCAAGTAGTGACTCAAGTTGCAGTTGAAAATCAGGTTCCAAAAGAATTTGAGTCTTTCACAGCGACCAATTACCAAGAACCTATTGGAGAATACTCCGCCATTATGAATATCCCACCCCCTTCTTATTATGCTTTGTGCGAAAATGATCAGGAATTAGATCAAATAGAAGAAGTTTATCGAACACTGGTCTTGGCTGAAGTAGATTCTCCAGCATACAAAAACAGCCTCTTCGAACAGATGAACAATGCAATCGCAACGTACAATAACATGAAAGGTGTAATCTCTTCAGCAATTAGAAAAAAGATCATGGAAGATATTAGATCAATAGCGACGAAAATCATTCTTGTTGAAAAGATACAAGAAACAAAAGGAAAGTAAATGAGAAGGGCTTCTATCAAACAATGTTTTCTCTCCGGTGAAGACAGTGAAAGAACTCTAATTCACCACATAAAAGTTTACAACGTTGTTACGAATTCAGTAGATGATGTTTACATTTCTGACTTTTGTTGGAGAGAAATTTGCGGAAGAAACGACGAAACCGTTGCTAACTTCTGGTCAGCATACAGAGAAATGATTGGGGCTGGATATACCGACAATTCTTTTATTTCTCTCTTAAAAGAATCGGTTGGAAGAAAAAACGGACGTCTTATGGTGTTAATTTGCCCAAGAGAAAATCGATATTATCTTGCCGCTAGGTCTCCACAATTGAGTAGACAAAGTTCTTTAGCTAGACTTCTTTGCAGAACGTCGAAACCAATTCCATCTTCTTTGGCAAATACAGCTATAGGAATCCTCGGAAATCCGATCATTGAAAAGACTCCGTGGAGATGGATAGAGGGCCAATTTGCTGTTCTTAATTTCTCACTTCAAGACACATTTATGGATGAACAGCCCAGCCCAGAAATACAAGATATTCTTTACGCCAACAATAAAATAGGGTGGGGAGTCCCACCCGATATTTTTCAGTCAATAGTTTTTGAGGGTAAAGTTGAAGGTTACGCTCTTCTCAAAAGATTAATCACGTAAAACGGTATCGATGATTGATTGAGCTACATCATCAACGTATCTAAAGTATTTAGCTAAATCATTTGGATTGCTAATAAAGCAAACTTCAAGAAGACAAGCGTCATAATTACCGTGATTTGAAAGTATTGCAAGGCGACCTCTTACGCTCCTAGAGTCCTGTTTGTGACCTCTATTCTGCAATCCAATTTCTTGCGATACGTTGAATGATAGCGACCCTGCAAAAGCAGCGTGTTCATTTCCTCTAAAGAAAGTTTCAACACCAGTCGCGTTTTTATTTGAGAAAGAATTGAAGTGAACCGAAACAAAATGAGTCGGTTTTTGTTCTTTCGCAAACTTAACTCTTTCGGCGAATCGGTTCCTGTTCGGTACATCAAAAACACCTCCATGAGGCACGATGACAACTTTAAGATCCTTTCTCTTTTCACACAGTTGTCGCACTCTGACACAGAGTTCCCAGGCTAATACCTTCTCCTTAACCAGCCTCCCATTGTAAACAGAGACCGCTCCAGGGTCAGCTCCACCATGTCCCGCGTCTAGTACTAGAACTTTACTCATTGTCGTTTTCACCAAGGTCAACTTCAGAGTCTAAAAAGAGACTGTTCAAAAATAAAGACAAGTACTCCTCAGCTACAAGAGTTTTGTTAGAAAAGTTTCTAATCTTTTGCTCAAGTATTGTAGGGGGTATTCCTATCTTATCAACGAGTTCTTTTGACATTCCTATTTCTTCAAGCATGCATTCCTCCATCGAACCCATCATCGTCTTCAGATTCATATACAATCATATCCGCAAAGTGATTTTCTAAACATCCAGCTAAACCGTAACAAAAAGTAGATGGCCCATTTCCTCCGTAATAATTTCGTTGTTTTTTGGATATTGGATTGTAGTCGCAAATCCCATAAACAAGGGCTATCCCAGATTCTTCACATTTCTTTTCAATTTCTCTGAGAGAATCTAATATTTGAGAAATGTCAGAATTTGTTTCTGGATCTTTTCTTACGCTCATTGATCTTTGCCCCAAGAATCAGCATTATTCATAGAGGAAAACTTTTGTGTTGAAGATTCCTCACCGATAGAAACGATTCTTTCATATCCAGTTAAAGGAACTTCGATTCCAAATTTTTTCTCTGTAGAAGACGAAGATATAGTCTCTTGAAAAGTGAAATTAGTTTCACCTTCATATCGACTATAAACATTATAGTTCGGATCTTCCCAAACAATCGCGTGTTCCGAAAGGCTTTTTGAATCAAGGCAAAACGCTACTTGTTTTCCATTGAAAATAGAACCGCTAGGAGTTTTTTGCCACGTCTCATCTGACAATGAATACTCCCACCTAAAGTTAGAAGTTCCACTAATAACCGTTATTAATCGATAATGTTTTTCATTAGTGAATTCTATAGCTGCTCTTCCGTTTTCGTTGTTAAAGTTACTGATCGGTTGCCAAAATTGGGTTTGATTCCTTGTGTAAAGAGCCCATACTCCATCTGTAGTATTAATCAAAACGGCGTCAATATCGTCTAACGGATGGCTCGTGCACGCAACATTTTTACCATCGGCTATTCTTATAGGCGTTGTCCAAGATGATCCGTTATCCGAAGACTCAGTAAAGAATACTTCATCACCTTCTGTAACGTAACACACGACTACTTTATTTACGGTGTTCCATGATACTTGGCAATCTTTAACGTTATTAATACTTAGAACAGTCCCGGTTTGTTCTATATCTTTAAAATTGGTGTATATGAAATCTATAGAGTTAGGTCTGTTTATTACACCCCATATCATACCATCAGAAGCTCTACATATATGCCACCCTTCAATAATAAGGTCTGTTGAATTGTCATACGGGAAAACTAATCCACCTCTCCACGGTCTCATTTTTAAATATTCCGTAGAACCAACAAACAAACTAGCGTCGTACCCTTCAGAGTTAGTGACCGCCGCCGTGTGGTACTCCACTTCCCATCCATCGGGGGGCGATACTTCGGGGGTAAGAACATCGCCAGGAAAATCTAACCGTATGTCTGCAACCTCGGTCGTGATGATGTTCCGCCGGTTGGCGATAAGCGAGTACGAGTATTGCCCTAATGCACCAAGTTCTTGCCAATCATTGCTCTTGCTTCTTTTGCGCCTAGGAGTAATAGCCATCGCAGGAACCTGCCGATAACCGTTAACTAAGCACGGAACGGGACCGCTGTCGCCCTGCACCAAGAAGGAGTGCCCGTTAAGTACCTGAGACGGGTCTCGCCACAAGTGCTTAGCGATTGTCATTTCCTCGTTGTTTACGAAGTAGGTTAACCCTTCTGGTAGTATCGCGTCTTGCGCGTCTCTGCCTTCTAGGAACGCTCGCCGGAACGATAGCCAGTCACCTATCGTCGGTGCGTCAACAAGTTCAGGCTTGGCGAGAGGAGTCGAAAGCAGGGTGTCAGAAAGTGCATTTCTAAACCATAACGTCTGCGTTCTGAACAAAGGACCCTTCTCACTAAGAACCGTTGCGCCATGACCGCTCTCATACCGTACGTGCCATTCGTTTCTTGGTGCTAGATTAAGTGTGATTAACCCGAGGGTTGCCGATGCGCCCGGGTTGGTCTTGGTGATCGTTACTCGCAAGATACCGAAGCTTCGCGCCTTACTTCCGTGTTGCGTGGGTGCAAGCTCTCCACTTGCAGTAATCGTTGACGAATAGTCGTCAGCAGCTGGTGCAACATCGTCGTAAGTGTCCACAAGAAAGCCTGAATCACCCAGGTTCTGCGCAAGGGACGTGTGCCACTTGGTAGATAGTTCTGCGGGAATGTCCCAGTTTCCGCTTGTTGTCGCCGCCGCCACGAGTTCGGTTACTTTGCCTGTCGCGTCTTCTACCTCGATCTTTACCGATGTCACGTTTGACCAATTAGCCGCCGAGAGTGCGACGTTCCGCGCAAGTGTTGACACCATGTACGGAAAGACCGTGTAACTCGATAAGTCGAACTCCGCCACAGTCGAGTCTGCCGAGAACTCAAACTTAGACGCTGTTACCTGCCTTGTGCCCGTTCCGTTGAACGTCCACCGGGAGTTTGTGAGGTCGTTAAGTTGTACCGCTGTCTGCCATGTCGTCGTGTCTGCGATAAACTCTTGAAGACCCCAAAAGTTAGGCAAGGCAGTGACGATCGTCGAGACGTTGGTAATTGCGCTCTGGTCGACTCCCTCCGCGATAACATCGACGCGCCGGTCGGTTGAGACTAGAACGCTAGGGTGATAGACCCACTGTTGCCGCACCGGGTACCAATAGTCCCCCAAGTTTGCCGGAGTACCGTTAATCGCCCATCTAACGCTAGGGGACGACGAGTCGGGAGGAAACCATAGTGCATAAAGCCAATGAGGGGACCCGTGGAAGTTTGCCGCTCTTGCGTACTGGTCGGTATGATTCAACGCACCCGACCCATTCGCCGCTCCACCTAACGACTGCCCGGTGCTAATTGTTCCAGGCAGCGAAAAGTCTTGAAAGTATCGCGACCATGAGGCGCCCGCGTAGCAGTGGTCGTTCAGGTTGTCTTCTATAGCGTTGCTCGCGTTTGTTACAACGGTTAGAAGTTGCGAACGAGAAGGAGTTACAACTGTCGATGTGCTGTTATCGGTAACGGTGGGGTCAGTAGGGTCGGGGCAGTAATCCGTCGTTATGTCTGTGGAGAAAAACGTGCGAGAGGGAGAAGCTAGGCGCAATACCATTGCTTCGTAATCTGTGTTGTTCATTCTAACAACCTCTCTAGGGTTGTTAGGAATCAGCCATATAAAACCGCTCTCTGTAATGTAGTCGCCGTTTCCTGGGACCCGTGCCAGCCCCTCTATTTGTGCGTTCCAGGTCGTTGTTGCGTTCACGGTAAAAGGTGGTGCCCACCCCGGCGGCATGGTAACCGTTGGGGTCTGCCAATTGCCGTTCATGTCGCGGAACCGCCACCCACCCGTAATAGTGCAAGTCCCTTCCCCTAATGAGCCCGAAGGCGGAGTACCCGGAGGGCAATTATTGTTCACCGGTGGGGTCGCACCTACCGCCGCTCCGCCCTCGATAAAGGGCGGTATGCCGTGAGGGTAAACGGCATCTGGCGCAAACCTTGCCGATGTGTAAGACCCTGCTCCGCTCGATGCCACTAATGAGCCGTTAGCATATGCGCGAACAGCCGACCACTTCATCGTCCACGTTCCCGGTTCGTTATAAATTACGTAATCGTCAATCTCAATCGAACCGCTTAGCGAACCGTTGAAGCCCGTACCGCTAGTCGTTACTGAAATAATTCCACTGTGAACGACTTCCCAGTTACCAGATGGGCCACTCCCGGGAAAGGGATTCTCTCTAGAAACTAAACCGATAGAAAGACCTAAAGCAGTCGAAAGGGCATTTGCACAAAAGAACGACGAAAGTTCCCCTGAATAAGCGTATCCGGTACCGTTATTAATACCAGCGCCAGTCCCCGCTATCTTGAACTCTAGCCGCTGACATTCCCAATATTTTCCAGCTAACATAATTTTAAGTAGGGGATATTCTAGGTATATATCTTAAGTTCATATTACTTCTTGCGAACCCTTTCCGAATAACGTGAGTAATTCCAGTTACCATAAATTCAAGGTACTTTCCTGTAAAACGATCAAAAGCTCCAGACTTAACATCATGTATCCCAACTCTTACTCCCGGAAAAATATCAAACTGTGGCCAAGAGGTCATAGATCCTGTTATAGATGGAACTTTAAGAATTTCAAAAGCTGCGTCAGCTGCATCTGAAGCATAATCGAGTGTCGCAAATTGAGAATCTACCCAGACAAAAGCGTTTTCAAAACCAAGAAAATTACCGCCAATCAAATCAAGAGCAGTAGATTGACTAAAGTTGTAAATTGAATTTTCATCTGTCCTATGGCTAATTAAAGGATCCCATTTTCCACCGTATGCGTCTATACCCATTATCGTGACTTTATTTCTAACTTGTGTTAGGTCACGATCAATAGACCCGTTCATAACAGCTGAACCAGGAGATGGAACGGCTCCATCTAATATATTATCAACGACATTAAAGATTCTATAAGCCACTGGAGAATTTCTTAATTCAAATTTATCGAATTGCAAGCGTCCAAAGTTATCAAAGAAATAATAATAACCGAATTGCTTAGCAATCCGCCCAATATTGTCCCAGTTATTGGCTCCAGTATTCGCTCTCATTAAAGGATATCCTCCACTGCCAACAGGTAAAAAGAAAGAATCTCCAGTCGGCGAGTCCCCAAAAGGATCGTCTGGAACCTTGTTGATAAAACCTAGATCGCTATCTGAAACATCTCCTCTATAAATACCAGAGTTATTTGCATAATAGGCAATGGCCGCATAAATATTCCAACCATCTACCCATGGTAAATAAAACTTAGGTGATTTTAAAGCCGCTTCACGTCCGACACATTGAATAACATGTTTTGACTGCCCATTCGGTTCTATACTCGTAGAGCTTTTCAAAGAGGCGATGCCAGTAAATAATCTGTGAGGACCGTTGACAAAAACAACATTATTATTTTCATCAAAATATCGCGTAATGGCGTCTATTTGAACAGCAAATGTTCCAGAATAATTAGCGATTTCTCCCCACCATAAATTCGGTGCTCCGAAGGTATTCTTAGAAACCGGTGAAAAATTATTGAATACGAGACTAGCGTTTGAATTAATTGTTAAGGAATCAAAATCAAAATAGTGTGAAACGGTTATTTCTTCTGGGGCCAAAAATAAAGGAACGCCTGTTCCCTGTTGAGCTTCTTCTGGAAATATAACCGTCACCCCTCTTAAAATTGCAGTATTAGACGAATAATCGATACCGTCATATGTACCTTCTACTGGTGATTCTATCGACAATTCATACTGAGAAAAAGAATCAACGCCAGTTTCAGATATTGATGTAAATATAAGATTAGTGTCTGAATCAAAACCGGTTTTACTTATGGCTTTTCTCGCATAAAGAGGTTTATATTCAGCGTCTTTATTCGGGACAAATCCAAGCGGAACTTCTTTACTTATAAAAGTGGCATTTGCCCTGAATTTCATTGGCGCAAACCCAGCTTGGAAAGATTTGACTCCAGAACCTCTAAGGGTTATTTTGTGTAAATAAAATCTTTCGGATTCAGACTCTAAATCACTAAGATCGTCAAGGACAAAATTAGTTGACGGATCCATAAACAAACGGACAACACTATTAAGTATTCTAAGCTCTAAAATATTTCCGTTTGGAGATCCCTGGTTATACCAACCAAATTGGCCATAATAACCTTGTTGAGATCCGCCCGTTATTGGTGTTCCGCTGTTATTAAGCTTTAAATCTCTTACTTTATCACCGGGACCAGATCCAAGTGGATCAGTATTCTTATAAAGTTCTGGTACACCATTAATTCTATATCTGATAGTGTACCTTCTATCTATATCTCCTTCTCCACCTTTTATCCAGTATTCAACATCAAAATATGGTTTTGCCATTGATGGAAGAGGATTCGTAATTGTTTCTATCCAATTACCAAAACCGTCTTGAGACCAAGTTATTGTTCTACCATCTAATTCGTAGGCTACTTGAAGATATCCACCTTGGCAATTTGAAGGAGGAGAACAAGAAATATCAAAAGTGTTATCCGTTGGAACGTACGAATATCTTGTAGAGCTACCAGGGTTAGAAACAGCATAGCCATAATAAATTGATCTTGCAGGCTCCGAAGTCCAACTTGCTCTAAGCTTTGGATTTTTCAAAATACCCGCCATATACTTTAACCGACCACCAAGAGAATTTCTTGTCCAGTTCTGAGTTGGCAGTGACGCGTTGAACCAAATAGGGGCTGTGTCTGGTGTTTCGTTTATGACGTAATTATTATGGGGGACAAGAACTGGGGCAGAAAAAATAACGCCTAGCTCTCTATCAAATTCAATATCTTCTGCAGAAACAGTATCAAAATCATATTGGCTAAACCAATCGCTGTAAACAAATGCAGGACTCGTTGCAACTCTAAAGAGTTTTTGCATTGGCCATGCTATAACTTCAGAGCAACTTTCTATTCTCATAGTCCAATCGGTTGAGGTTTCATCACTGCTTGCACCTGTTGACCAGCGTTTAAAGTCTGAGTTTGTCTTGCAATAGTATTTCCAACGCCATCTTGAACATTAACAATTATCTCTAAACCACCAGTCAATTGTACTTGGGCACCGCCTAGTGCAGCGTTAGTAAACATACTAGAGCTTCCATTAATTCCAAACATTCCCATAAATGCTTTTCCTTGGTTCATAAAATAATCTCTTTGATCTTTATTTCCACCGAAAGCACGATTAAGAACTCCAGACAAAGCAGATTCTCTTCTAGTAAATCGACTAGCGACCATATTAAAGTTTCCGGAAGAGTTTATTGTTTGACTTAGCAATCTTTCTTGCCAACCTGATTCGAGTTGCTGTTGAAGTCCAATTGCTTGTTCTATAAGACCCGATTGTTGTTGTTCAAAACGCAAGGTTATAGCCTCTCTATTTTCTGGAGAAGCGTTTTCCATGGCTAAATCATAGTTTTTTCTCAGTTCGTCTAATTGACGCCCGGTAAGGGCAATCCCTTCTTGAATAGATGCCCTAACGTCCCCATATCCGGCGAATGTTCTTGTAGCAATACTTCTTCTTAATTGATTTCTTAAAACATCTCTACTTAAACTAGGGCTAGGAGAGTAATCCGCCATAGAAATTTCTGAATTTGTTTCAGATAGTTGTAATTGAGCTAATTTAGATTCAGCTTCGTTTCTAGCAATAGATCCTTCTGGTAAACTTTCAACTAACTGTTTTTGGTAGGCAATAGCCTCTCTGACGTTGCTTATAGAGGACGCTCTGAGCGGCGCAGCGGCCAACGAACCGCCTCGTATGGCCTGTAATGCACCTAAAGTTCTAGTAGTCCCTGATAGTGTCAAAGAATTAGAAACAGACATGTCATAATATGAGCGCCTATTCATTTCGGTCGCTTTTTCTAAGTCAGTCTCTAAAGTCTTTAGACGGGACATTATCTCATTTCTCTCTTCAAGAGTTGACCCGATTCTTTTTAGTCTTTCTAAATTAGCTCTCGTTACTTGAATTTCTTCGGAAATCGTTTGGGTCGAAGCATTTCTCGCAGAATAAATATCGGAAACTCCTCCAAAAAGTTCCGCTCGAGATACGTTAGCCATTCTCTCTGAGCCACGCAATCCAACAAAGCTCATATCTTGACTGAATTGAGTTTGAGAATATTGTCTATTTATTGCAACCGACTGAAGATTGTTTTGTATGAGCTCCGCTCTTATTTGTTCTTGTTCTATTGGGCCAACACCATAGAAAGACGAATTATTCAATCTTTCATTAAGTATAGAACTTCTTCTCCTGATCTCATCTAAAGTCGCCGCGAAGTCTCCAGATAAATTATTAGAGTCTAAGTAAGCTCCGCCGAACAAAGCTAATTGTTGTGAGCCCATTGCGGCAGAAGATCTTATTCCAGATATTTGAAGAGAAGAATCTCCAATAAATCTTCTAGACCTCATAAGACTAGACGCATATCCTGATTGAGCCGAAAGCGCTTCCGCATTTAATCGAGCTTGAACATCGAGTGGAGCTCCAATTTCTCTAGCTTTGTCTGCTCTTATTCTAGCAACATTTGCAATTTTACTGGTAGATTCAGCCGCTTGAGCCATTAATGCATTTTGTTCAGTGAGCCCAACACCAAGTGTTTGTCCGAGTAATAAATTAGCGGCAGAATATTGCTGACCAGAAGACACCAAAGAAGAAGTGTACTCGAGAACCATCGCCGTCTCAAGCATTCTGTTTGTTGCATTTCTTCCATTAAATTTATTTGACAGAGCGACCATATCTGGGGAGCTGTCCCCAGTGAGTATAGAAGATAAAGATGCTCCGCCGAAAGCACTAAAATCAAATTGACCTCTTCCAGATATGCTAGCCTGAATCCGCTGCTCTATTGGTAAGAACCTAGAAGCTCTTGCGGCTGCTTGTGCCATTAATCTATTGTTGCTAGAATTAGGATTGCCAATACCTAATCCAGAAAAATCATCTAAATCTGCAAGGCCATAAAGTCCAGATTGCGCAAAGCTATACTTAAAGGCGTTTTGATAGTCGCCCATAAGCATTTTATTTGCTTCATTTAAACCCCTTTGATCTCCAAACCCATACTTAACAGACAATCGTCTTGCAGCACTAGATCTATCTTGAAGATCAGATGATATTCCAACGGCTTCAAGAAAAATTCCTTTTTCTTCAAATTCTCTAGTTTTTACTGCAAACTCAATAGTCTCATCTTCTAATCTTCTTTTTCTGTCAAATCCACCGAGTGTAAGAAAATTAGCGACCTTTCCAAAACCAGAGCCGTCCATAAAGCCGTAAAAACCGGACCTTCCTGTCCGGTAATCGGTTTCGGCATTCATTAGTCGTTGATAATCCGCAAGACCAGCGAATTGGCCACTAGTTTGAGCCAAAGAAATATCAGACCCAATTCCTCTTATCTGTTGTTGAACGGCTTGCTGCGCATCTAAAGCACCAGTTTGACCATCCATCAAAGATAGTACAAGCCCCGGCAAACCGAAAGTCTGTACGGCTGCGGGTAAAAGGTTGGACATCGCCAATCCAGCAATAGTCGCTAAACCACGCGATCCAGTAAACTGGCTTATCTTCGCTTGGGCAGCGTTCATAAATGAACGGTTGGCAAAACCGGGATCCATTTGAGGCATAAGATCATTCGGATCAACCATAGAACCACCCGCTCCACCTCCAGGGCCGCCTGCTCCACCTCCGTTTACGTTTCCACCATTAATATTAATGGTAGACGCGTTCGATATGTTTATAGTCATGACGTTGAATATCGTCATCGCTGACCCAAACATAGAGCCTCCACCGGGCCCACCGATACCAAACGGAATTCCAGCGGGGACAGGACTAAGAAAAGGAGAAGAAGAACCAAAAGAAGGTGGAGGAGGTGGAATGGAATTACCAGAATTACCAGAATTACCAATCCCACCAGAACCAAAACCAGAGCTTTGGTTACTCATTTGTCCGAAACGTTGGAGAAGTTCGATTAGTTCAGTTATCTGTCTAACGGCATCTTTGCTATCAGCAGAAAATTTTATTGTGACTTCTCTATTGTCCGACATTTTGACTTATGAGCTCCGATATATCTAGAAACTCCATAGCCACTTGAGATGGTAACCCAAGTAGATCTGGCATTTGATTAAAGCGTCGCCAAAGAATAGCAAGCCGTATAGACATTGTAACCCGAGAAACGGATATCTCTCGACCGTTAACTATGTCTAGGACGACGCTTTCAATAAAGGGATGCGAAGCGGATTCGGAGACGATAAAATTTTAACCTCTTCTATTAAAGCCCTTCCGATCATCGGATTCTCTATGGCTTTTAATTCGGCCTCACCTAAGATTTTCCCGTCTTTCTTTACTCTTCCGCAAGCGAGATAAAAATAGAATTTTTGCTCATTTACCTCGAATCGATCGATGATAAAGTCTCTTGCTCTCTCTTCAGCCTCCAACCATTCGCCATAACTTGCTGATCTCACCTGAAAAAGATGGAGTTGGGCAGTTTTATGATAATCCTGGTTTTTATTTTTAAGATCTTCTAAAAATTTTGCTTGAGACTCATAAGCAAATTTTTTGGCCTCTATAATGTTCTTATCATCTCCTGAATAAGATTCAAAGGACTCTTTTAGAGCCAAAACTTTTTCTTGAAGATTTTTAATATCTCTTTGATTGGGTAAAACGAATTCTTCTTCTTCAAAAGATATAGTATAAAGGGGAAAATCTACCCATGCACCTGCCATGAATAGATTTTACACCAATTTTTAGACTTTTTTGTATTTTTTTTACGGTAAAGCAGTTACAGTGATTGGCCCAACAATGTTAGAATCACCAAGAAGCGTTAGTGAATAGGTTCTTAATTGTCTTCCAAAACCAACACCTCTATCGTTTGGATTATTTACTAGGACATTATTTAGTTTTATCGAAGTAGCAATAACTCCTGAATCAATTTGTATTTCAATGTCGTCACCAGTTGAAATATGAGCTACTGCATTTGCTTGAAAAGCAAATTGAGCACTTCCTCTGGCGATTCCAGCATTAACATCAACTGGAAGAACGCTTTGGGGGCAAATGCCCGACATACTCATATCAGGGGTGCTAGAGTTAGAGTAAGTAACTGAAAAATTAAGAACGCCATCAAGAGCAACCCCATTCTTTTTAAAACAAAGGCTCTTGAAGTTAATCGGCTCACCTTGGAAATAAGGGTAAGTATTATCGAATGGAGCAGATATTGCTGTTGGAACTCCAAAAAGCATGTAATTAGCTGAAAATCTTACTTGATCTCCTTTAGCTCCGCTGATCGTAAAAGAATTACCTTTTGCAAGAGAAAATCCATATCCACTAAAGCCGTCAAAAAGAGCCATTCCAGGGATATTAGCTAAATCATGCTCATAGTCGTTAGACCGAGTAATAAAATGAGCATTCAAAATTGGAGGGTGTATCGGACATTTCGCTGTGTCAGCGTTCAAAAGAGGGATGCCAACGCTAAGCATTGGTTGTTGAGCCCCTTCAACGTAGTTAATAGCCCAATAGTTGCCAGCAATATCTGGCACATCCCAGTTCTTAGGCCAAGATAAATTGGCCGAGTTCGGTGTAATCGGCCAAAGCTCAGAAGCGCCTACTCTGAGCTGTGATTTATAGTGCTGGACAATCGGCATATGTTTATTCTATCCTAAAATGGATAGTCCTCTAAAGACGGTGGATAAATATTTGCGGGTCGATACATCGCTGTTCTGAACGTAGAAACAAAAATTCGTGTAAGATTATCCCCTACAACTTGGTAGTCTAAGCTTGATTCCGGGACATTAAATTCTTCAAATTCTAGTTTACAAAGCTCTCCAGGAATATCTATCGTTTGGGAAGATCTTAGTTCAAAAAGTCTCTTAAAAGATTCCTCGAAAGATTCAATAGCTCTCGCATTATATTGATTATCGTCATAGATAATGTATCCGACGACTCTGCAGGTGTAAACTTCTCTTAATCGATAATGCGCTTCGTCCCATTGAGTGTTTCTTTGAACATCTCCTAACGCTAAACAAGGAAATTGAGAAACATCAAGAACGTCTGGTTCAAAAGGCAGAACAGAGACGAGAGACAAATTATAAGGGTTTAGATATTGATTAAAATGTTCAATATTGGCATTTACAAAATTCTCTAGGGCCTGTTTAAACGTTCTCATTTAGATTTGCCTTCATAGAAATATCTGGTTAACACTTCAACTACCTTATCTATCTCTTCGTCTGGAAGATTAGTTACTGGCCGCTTAGGAACGCCCGGATTCATTACGGATTTCGCGAAAACAACACCACGAGGTCCCATAAACTTTAAGGCTTTTGCATTTTTCGCTTGTATTAAAAATGCTCTTTGCTTAGGTCCTTCAACACCAGTCCCGAATTCATGAAACGGAGCTATAGTATGTTTCGATCCTATAATCAATCTCTCTTTTGATATTCTTTCAACGTGATCTTTATTTTTTTGAACATAACTATCACGTAAAGCTCCACTAGCAATAAGAATATTACGTCTAGAGGCACCATACATTAGAGAGTAACTCGCCCTTAATTGTTGGAGTCTCGTTATTCTTCTCTTGTTGAACTTATTCGAGTACTTGACGTTGGGGTCAAAATATTTACCTTCGAGAGTGCCTTGGGATAATGGTTTCCAACGGGGTCGTCCTCCCATCCGAAAAGTTGTGTCGAAAGCATGGCGAACAATATTTGCCGACTCATTCCACGCGGGTCTAAAATCTTCAGCTCTAGATTTAGAATCTTGAAGATCTTTAATAAGCTCAGACATTCCGATTGTCTGAATTGATATCTTTAACCCGCGAGGAAGATTATAAATCATGTTGTTGGATATACTCTTCCTGACGGAACCCCACTTTCAGCATAAATCGTACCAGCCGAAAAACCAGTCGAAGAAATGTCTGTAACTTCTGTTATTAATTTATTGGTAGGGTTAGGAAGATCAAGGTTGCCAGAGGCCGTATCGAAAGGAGCAACACCCCATGTTCCAGATTGAGTCCAAATTACAGTAGCATTGTCCGAATCTTTGCCTGTAACCGTAACTGAAACGGCTCCAGATCCGTTAAGCCCGGTCCATGAAATTCTAGGTATTCCGCCCGCATATTTTGTTCTATCGATTGTATATCCAGCGGTTTGACCTGTACCGATAACCAGTCTTCTAAGGGCATTAGTAAAAGTTGTTCCTCTCCAGCTCTCTCCTTGTCTTACGGGGAAATAAACATTTTTCGCAGTAAGATATCGAGAGTATGTTGCGTAGTAAGCTTCATTGAAATCAGGTGGAGCAAGACATTGCCAAAATGTTACATTGTTGACGTAGTTATACCAAGATAAATACGTGTTGAGGTCTCCAATAGTTCCACTCGTTACAGACGCTTGAGCACAAGCGGTTGACATTGAGAAAAGAAAATCAGAAAGAGCAACAGCCGAAAGGCTATTGATTGAGCACTTTGTCTTTAGAAGAGAAGCAGGTTTTACAAGCAGAATCTGAAGATCAGCGTCTGAAAAACTTGAATCGGAAGCTCCAGTTGTAAGGTTTTCAACACTTATCGCTTCTAGCGAAGCGCCGAAAGTTTGATCTCCCGCACCATAAACTCCAGAACCGTAAAGAGATACATAAACGGTATTGACAACGTCCATCAATTTGTACGTTTGTGTTGGAGTGATTATCATTTATTTCCTCGAATTGTTCCAGTAAACATGTCGCCAACTCCAGTCGGTTCCTCTGGATTATTTCTATCACTAATCTTCCACTTGTTTCTTGCAAACTGACCATTTTTAGGACCAGACGAAAATCTTACGGCCCCAGGAACTATTTTGTTTTTTGATTTTATATCTTGAAGAAGGTCGTCATACATTTTAGAAAAATTACCAGAAACGGCATTTCCACCCGCCGCGGACATCCCACTTGATCTAGTCATTTGAAGATGGTGAGACATTAAAAGAACCCAAAGAGAAGAAATCGGATTTGAAGTAGCTCCATTGTCTGGTTCTGGCCAAGACTTAAAAATCTGTGACAAATCCGATTCGAGTACAGGCCGTATTATGGAGTCAAATTGATCAATGATCTCGCTAGCATCTGGACCTTCTAAAGTGGCCTTTAAAGCAGGGTTATAAACCCTAAGAGCTAACGGATTTCCATAATACGGTGCTGGCATTAAGAACCTCTTTGAATTTCGTTGGTGTAACCGATCAAGATAAATCGGTCATCCGCAACAATAGTTGGGGCTATAGTCGGATCTTGTTCGACGGCGACCCAAGCACCTTTCGGGAAATTTTGAGCAGTTGTACCGTTAAGACCTCTAGCAACAACAGTGAACGTGCCACTCGATAAAGTCGCTTTAACCCACTCAAATCGCTGATCTTGGGAAAAGATCTTAACCATATACGTAGCGTTTGAAGGAGTGGTGGTGAAGAGACCATCAACGGTCCATGGGGCAGTAACCGCAAAAGAAGTGTCTGTCGACAGGAGACTGTTCGTAAGAACAGCAACCGCAGACCCGCCTTGCATGTTTACAGCGTTGTCGGCAACAACACTATAAGCTGTATCAGCCGATGCCTTCTTAAGGAGTTGATATGCCGTACTCGCTTTCGGAGAAAAAACACACCATACTCTGTTTCCGGGACCTATGGAAATTTGGCCACCGCTAGTAAATCCAGAAAGAGGAGAGACAAAACCAACAGAAGCGAACACCTGTAACGTATTAACAGCAGATGTTCCATTCGCGGTAACTACCTCTGTAATAGTTTCCCCGTTTGGTCCAAGACCTTCCAACAAAATATTCCCGGTAGTACCACTGTTAGCAGCAATCTGAACAGTTCTCGGAAAATCTAAAGAACCAGCCGGGCCAGAGTTAATTTGACCAGTTACTGCTGTTTTAGAGCTTAAAACAGACAGCGCTCTTAAACCAGTACTTGCCGCCGCGACAATACCATTACCGGTTCCTACAAAAGGATCTATAAGCGATGTAAAAGGTCGAAGATCGCCTTGAACCCTTGTCCCTCTAGGAAGAGTCAATCCAGTCATTCCATTAGATGGATTAATATCAACAGTTATCGTTGCTGGTTGAGCAATTCTAAGTCGCTCAAAGATTGCGAATTTTCTGAAAAAACTTGCCATATTTTACCTCTAGATCTATCTCTGCAGGATTTAGCAGAAACGAAAAACCCGTAGGTTATCCGCCTACGGGTTCATTATATCACCTTATTAAAGTGATTTAGAGGTCTTCGATATTTCCGTTGCAGTTAGCGAGAACGTAACCGCAAGCTGGAGCAACCATCTTCGAGTCGTACATGTGAGTGACTTGAATCGCATCAGAGTTCTTTCGGAATTCTCTCCACTTTTCAGTCTGGAACGGTCGATTCTGGAAGCTAAGGGCGAAGGTAAGAGTCTTAAGACCCATACCCTGCGGGTTAATAAAAGCAATAATGCAGTTATTGCCCCACGTCTCAACCATATCCTCGCTCTCGCCAGCGGCCGCTTGGTTATAAGTGCTTTCGCACTCAAACACTCTCAATCCGAAAAGCTTAGGCGGAATACCGCTATCCAAAACAAGGTTCGGATCGGTATACTTTCTAAGTTCATCGATTTGATCCATTTGACCAAGAATCATCGCCGTTTCGGTAGGAATAAAGATAGTATTCGCTTTTCTTCGCGAATCTCGGAAAATCACATACTTACCAGCATTAATATCTTGGCGAGGATCTGCAGTTGCAACGTTAGACCATGACTGGGCCATGTTTCTAAAGTGCGTAGAAGCGTATCCAGACCACTCGGTGTTGGTATTGTCGAGGACTTCATTAGCAACTCTATATTCTCTATCAAGAAGAAGACAGTCCGTCAAGAACTCGGTCTCATCGATATCCATATTAAGAGCAGCGTCAGCGTTTGCTCTTTCTCGATCGGAAATCAACGAGTGATAACCGTACTCTCGACAAAGATAAGGCTCGTTAGAAAGCGAGCGGGAAAGCTGCTTCGTTTCACTTTTATCTTCGCGGAGAGAAGGGGCAATTGTAAAGTTTTCCTTACCATACACGTAGTATCGATCGGATTCCTTTGCAACAGAGACGATAGGAGACAAAGCATCCGCAACATAACTCGGATTTTTGTAATAAATCGAGATATTGCTGAGAGCTTTATCGATGTGTACTTGTGATGGAGAAATGCTCATAGATTAAACCTCAAACGGTCTTAGCAAGACCAGGGCGTATCTAGCGTCGTCTGCTGCAGGAGCAACTCGGCTAATAGATTGACCGACAATGTGCTGACCAGCGTTAAAGGCGTTAGATGTTTTCGCTGCAGCGGCAACTGTGCCATCCATTTTTACAGTTTGGCCACTAATAGTGGTGGTATTCGAAGTTGAAGTCCTTACGTAAGTTCCCACGCCAATTGCTGTAGAGTCAGTAGTGTCATCACAAAGAATCGGAACAATTCCATGAGTAAGAACAGCTACTGGACCGTTTTGCGGATTGGCGTTGAAAGCAGCCCAAGCGGTAGCGGGGTCGTTTCC